GGTTAATAACCACTTGAAACAACTCGCCTCCATCCTTGCGGCACATTGCCAAACTTTGCATTTCAGCAGCGATAGTGTTGTTTATCATCTCAATTCCTCCTGTCTGTACTACAGTGGGTAAGCTGGTTAGGATGCTGTGAGATTAAAAAGCCGCTATGGTTGCCCGTAACTTTCTGTTTAGCACGGGCGGGCCGGGGGGTTACGGTTTCTCGGTGAAAGTGAGATTGTGTTTGATAATGGCTTCGGCAATTTGATCGGTAACGTCGTATTTCTTGCCTGTTATCATAACTACTCCGGGTTTCACTTGTTTATATGCTTGTGTGGCATAAAAACGATGTGATAGCTCATTCCAAAAGATGCGAATAGGTTTCATAATGCCTCGTTTGCTTGCTGTTCGAGTTTGATTGCCAACTTCAGAAAAGCCCGTTGAGTACGGTTATGCTGATTTCTTACCCGGCAGCGCGGTACGAATAGCGTTGATGACAAACACGCGAAGAGTGATGCCGTTGTCGATAGCTGCCTTCTTTGCAGCCTTCTTCAACTCTTCAGGAAACGTCGGGATGTTGAGGTTGCCTTTCATGTAATAAAGATTAGCATAGTAACGAGAATTATAAACATAACTATTTCGAGTAATAGAATCATGCACTTGTAACGATATTCACAAAGATTTACACAGGCATGGATAACCAGTGATAGAATAACCCTATGCCAGCTAAAGGATTAACAAAACGGCAAGAGGTTTTTATAGCTGAGTATTGTGTCCATTTAGATGCCACAAATGCAGCAATCAAAGCGGGTTACAGCAAAAAGTCTGCAATGTGCCAAGGAAGTCAACTCCTAGCGAATCCTAAAGTTAAGGCCGAAATAGCTAAAAAAATGGGCAAAAGATGCGGGAAACTGGAGATTACCTCTGAAAACGTTCTCCAAGAACTCGCCAAACTCGCGTTCTATGATCCTGGGGCATTGCTTGAACCTGATGGCAGTATGAAGCAAATCAAGGACATAGACGACGTAACGCGCATGGCCGTGGCCGGGATGGAAGTGGTCGAGCTATTTGAGGGAACGGGCGATCAGAAACACGCTTACGGGCTGTGCAAGAAGATCAAGCTGGCCGACAAGGGGCAGAATCTTGAGCGATTGGGGCGGTATTTGAAGCTGTTCACGGACAAGATTGAAGTCGATGCGACGGGGAATCTGGCCGAAATGATAGCTAAAGCGAGAAAAAGGGCAAAATAGCCGCGAAGTAGTAAACAGTTAAGTTATTGATAAATATAGAAGCGGTGTCGCAAAACGCGGGGGTGAATGTTTACTACCATTTGAGGCTAAATGTTTACCAATGAGTAAAGCCGAGTCGCAGCTAATCGAAGACATAGGCCGGTATTGCAATGACCCTCTAGGTTTCGTTCGCTATGCCTTCCCGTGGTCTGAATCGGGCGACCTTGAAGAGTCTGGCGGTCCGCGTCAATGGCAGGGCGATATATTAGAAATCATAGGCCAGCATCTTCGCGGGCCGGATCGGTTTACTCCGTTCAATCTTGCAGTGTCATCCGGTCACGGAATAGGCAAGTCTGCGCTTATCGCCATGATCTGCAACTGGGCAATGAGTACGTGCGAGGATTGCCGGGTTGTGATGACAGCGAACACCGAGGCGCAGCTTAGGACAAAGACCTGGCCGGAGTGCAGTAAGTGGTTCAAGCTGGCGATTAACGCGCACTGGTGGACGCCGGGGGCAACGACGATCAGCGTCAAGCAGCCTGGACACGAGCGGTTATGGCGCGTTGACGCGATCCCGTGGTCAGAGACGAACACTGAGGCGTTTGCAGGCTTGCACAATAAAGGCAAGCGCATTGTGGTGCTATTCGATGAGGGCAGCGCGATTGCAGATGAGATTTGGCAGGTAACTGAAGGTGCTCTGACCGACGCGGAGACGGAGATTCTTTGGATTGTCTTTGGCAATCCGACGCGCAATACGGGCAGGTTCCGGGAGTGCTTTGGCCGGTACAAGCACAGATGGATAACGCGCCAGATCGACTCGCGGGGCATTGAGGGGACGAACAAAGAACAGCTAGATAAGTGGATTGCAGACTACGGAGAAGACTCGGACTTTTGCCGGGTACGCGTTCGCGGGGAGTTTCCGCGGGCGGGATCGACTCAGTTCATTGCCGGGGATGTAGTAGCAGCGGCGCGTAAGCGGACGGTAGAGCCTAGTGGCTGGAAGATAATCAGCGTGGATGTGGCTCGATTTGGAGACGATCAAACAGTCATCGGTCTACGGCAAGGGCATAAACTGACTATTTTAGAGAAGCTGCGCGGACAGGACACGATGCAGGTAGCGATGCGGGTGTGCGCCCAGATGAAAGAGCATACGCCGCGTTCGACGGTAATTGACGGGGATGGCGTAGGAGCCGGCGTGGTCGATTACGTCAAGCTGCATATGGAGAAGTGGTTTAAGGACCACGCGCCATGCAGGTTGATGGATTACCATGGTGGTGGCAAGCCGGACGACCCGGAAATGTACTTCAATGCGCGGGCGGAGAACTGGGGCCGGATGAGGGCTTGGCTGGCGGAGGCCGACATTCCCGATGACCCGGAACTTGACGCAGACCTGACGGGGATCGAGTATAGCTTTAGCTCTAAAAACCAGATACAGCTTGAAAAGAAAGAGGATTTGAAGAAACGCGGGCTTGCGTCTCCTGACATTGGTGATATGATGGCTATGAGTTTCGCCCCGCATCCGGCAGCAAAGACGCGGGATGAGCTATTATCAGAAGAGATTGCGGCAACGGTGGACCCGATGCAGGTACACTTCAAGCGGCTGGCAGAGACAGAACGGCGGCGCAGAGAAGCACAGCCGCAGAACTGGTGGGATTGATGAGCTGGCTACGCAGCAGGCTCCGCGCATGGTTGGGGATCAATGATGATTTCATCCTCGCCGACCGCAGAATGGATAAATGGGCAGAGCGCATAATTGCTGCCGAGCGTGAACTTGAATCCTTCAAGTCCGCCCTGAAAGCCCGCGCCGCCGAATCCCGGCAGAAACCGGCGTATACTGATTTTGAGAGCAGCCAACAGGCAGTGTTGGCAGAATTCGAGGAGAAGAATGGCGTTCGTAGCTAAGGACAAATCGAAGCATACCAACATCGACAGCATGAGACACGCCGATGCGAAGTTTATGGCCAGCCAGCCCAAGCCGGAAGCGGTCGAACCGGGGGAAGAGGAGCAGGGCGAGCTTGAGCCTCATCACGAGCAGATTCACGAGCATCTGCGCTCGATGCACGAGCAGACGGGCGAGGCGCACAGTCATGTCGAGCATCACGGCGACGGAACGCACACCAGCCATCATGTGACCAAAGAAGGCGAGGTTACGGGACCGCACCATCACAATACGGCTGAGGAAGCGAAAGCCAAGCTGGACGAGTTCTTCAACGAAGAGGCCAAAGAGCCGCAACATGAGGGCGGCGAAGAGGGTTACTAATGCCCTGGGATGAGGTCATGCACAAATGGGGCGCCGGCCAGCTTCACAGCGAGTCGAAATCAGGCCCGCGTGTGCGTAATCAAAGGCAAGCTGTTGCAATCATGGAGTCAGAGAAGCGTAAGGCCGAAGGTGGAAACTCTGAATATCAGCCATCAAGGAGGGCAGCCGTGAAGATGAAAACGGTTAATCTAGGCAAGAAGGGCAGCTTCCAGGAGCATCCGGGCGCGGAGCATGAGGCATTGGGGATACCGTTGGGTGAGAAGATACCGGAAGCGGCGCACGAACGGGCTGCTCATTCCAGAAGCCCGCGATTGCGGCACATGGAAGCCAGCGCGAAGGGTTTCAAGGCGATGCACAAGGGGTAAGCGATGGGATCACCATACGGCATTGCAACGCCGCTGGTTAATTATCTGGCGGGAATCCCGAAGAGAGCTACCGATGCAATGAGCGGAGATTCATTGCGCCGGACACTTGCCGATAAACTCGGTATTCCTTTGCTTTCGCCCGATGCTGTACCTGATACCAGTTGGCACGATCAGATGGTCCGAGAAGCTCAGAAGAGTTTTCAGGGGCATCCGGTGATACAGCCTCCCGTTGCGCCACTAGCAAAACAAGTGAAGGTGAAATAATGGACTTCGAGCGCCAAAAGTCGGTGACCGATGAATTTAGGCGTAACTGGGAGCGCATTTACCGCCAGCAGGAAGAACGCAAGAAAGAGAAGCAGACGACATATCCCAACGGTTGCCCGATTCTCACTGAGGAGCGCGTAGATGGCTGAAGACACCGCCCAACCGACACCAACGCTCACGCCGCTAGCTCCCCGCGATGATTGGGCTGATTGGGTTCCCGGTAAATACGCATCCTTCCCTGTTTCGCCGGAGCCGATGTTTGGGCCTGATGAGCTGGGCGAGTACAAATCTGCAATCGATAACATGGATGAAACGGTAACGCGGGCGGATTCGGCGGCGCGTATCTTCGAGGTCATGCAGGCGGCAGAGGCGCAATTATTCAGCCGCGGCTACCATTTTCTGAATTCCTCGCGTAATGGTTGGGCGCTTTATGGCGGAGTGAATGGAGCGCGGGCCAGCGGACAGGAGATTCTACAGACACATAACGCCGGTAAGTTATTTAGCTGCAATGTATACTCTGCACGGCAAGACAAGATCAATTCAATTCTTGCGGTAGATGTGCCGGGGCTGACATTTGTTCCCAAGCGCGATGCTGACCCAATGGATCAGGAAGCGGCGGACGAGGCGAAGAAATACCTCAAAGTATGGCTGAATGATGCCGGAATCAAAGAAATCGTGGGCGAAATCTCCGATCTGTTCTATACCGACGACCGGGTTGTTCTCTACACCCGCTCAGTGGCGGACGAACAGGAATGGGAGACAGAGACGCCGGACGCGCCCCAAGTTGCCTCTGGAGCGCCTGAGCAGGA